ATAAATCTATAAGTTTTTAATAAAAATTCTTGATTTTTACAATCAATTTCCTTATAATTATAAGTATAAAGAAAGGACAAATTATGAGAGCAATAAATAATGAAGAGCAATTAAAGGAACTTTTCAAAACTGGAGTACGTGTAGGCGAAACCGTTGCTATCAACGTTGGTAGCGACCTAGAAGGCGTTATTGAGGTCTGGGGTGAATTAACGGTAATGCTGGGAGTATGGTGTAAAAACATCACCGTTAAGGCATATCATCATTCTAGGGTAAACGCAATGAGCGACACCTCAATCAACGTCATAGCACTCAATGGCTCTATTGTTAATGCAAGGGGCAATACTAAAGTAGAGGCTTATGGAAATACTAAAGTCAAAGTAGGTGGTAACGCTATTGTTGAATACGACGACATCGGTGAACCTGCTATCGAAGCATACGGAAACACTGTAGTTAAGACACTTCGTGGAAGAGTTATGATTGTAGCTTATGGTAAAGCTAAGATTGAGGCACGCGGAGGAGCTTTTGTTAGGGCGTATGGAGATTCTTCTATCAAAGCATATGATCAGGTTATTGTTGATGCAAATGACAGTGCTACTATTGAGGCATATGACGAGGCTATTGTTAGAGCTCGTTGGGAGGTAAGTGTCAAGGCACATAATAAAGTTATTGTTAAATCTTCAAACTGCCACGAGATTGTTTTGGAGGATTTTTCCACAGCTATTGTTGGTGAGCATGAAGATTTCGGGCGACCAGATGTAGTAGTTGCATCAGAAAATGCTAGAGTAATTGAATATTAAATAAAAGGAGGATAAAAAATGGAAAAAGAAGTAAAACCTTATTACGAAGATGATTATCAATCGCTAGACGAAGTCAGCACTACAGATTTACTAGAGATGAAAGAAGGTGCATTAAACGACTTAAACGAAAGTGAACGCACAATTCATCGTATAAATCAGATATTAGCTAGCCGTGCGATTTACGCCACGCAATTGGAGTTGTTTTAAGGAAAAGAAATGATAAAAGATAATTTATTAAACATGCTTGAAATAGCTTTCATAATGATAATTATAGGTGGATTTGCACTAATCATTTTTCTAACTGTTATCAGTTCTGATGAAGAAAAACAAGCCATAGACGTTAAAGCTCGTTGTGAATCGGTTGGCGGCAAAATGGGTTATCTAAAATGTTTCAAAGATGGAAAGGAAATAAAGGCATGAAATACAAGCTTCTGAAAGACACGCCGACAATTAAAGCTGGTACTATTTTTGAAGAAGTTATAAGCGATTATGATGAATTGAAAGAGTTGGTTAGAATTACACCAATTGGAGCAAAAACCAGCCCTCAATTCACAATTCAAGATATAGATAACTTTGACGAGTGGTTCGAGAAAATGGAAGATAGTATTCATTATCAACCTAGAAATGGCGAAAAAGTTTTCTGCTTAAACGAAGAAGGAGATATCTATAGTTTCACTTTTAATGATCTATTAAGTCATCATAAACGTCTTGCTTTTGGGTTTGTCTATCGCACAATAGAAGAAGCTCAAAAAGCCCGTGAACGTAGATTAGCCGAAGTCAGGTTGCAACAAACCTCAAACTTTAAGCCATACTTCGAAGATGCAAATGGCGGCTGGACTGTTTACTATAGCTACAAAGATAAAAAATTGAATAGTTTCTTCGCTGGATACGATGATGCTGGCGAAATCGTCTGCTACGAAACTAAAGAAGAGGCTGAAAAATCTATTGAGGAAAACCGAGAAGATTGGTTAAAATATTTCGGCATTGAGGAAGACTGATGGGTGAATTAAGCACAATATTTAACGCTATGAAAAAAGAGCGTGAAGAGCGTCGAAAATCTCTTGAACCAAGCCGTGTACAATACGCAACCGACTTACTCATAGAGGCTTGGTATGCCGTAGCTTGGGATGCTAGGGAAAAAGCAATATACATTTACAATGCAAATGATAGAAAGAACCATATTGCAAAACTATATCCATACAAAGGTTGGTGGTCAGGTAAAGGTATTGGTTCGGGACGAGGTATTCATAAATTGATTGAAAAATTAGATAATAAACTGAATAAATGAGCATAATTCCTCAGATTCTTGATAATTTCTTAATAATTTTATGGAAAAGTATTGATTTTTGTTCGCTTATGCCTTATAATAAAAATATAACATAAAGGAAAGGACAAGAATATGTTAACTAGCAAGGAATTAGAAACAAGACTACAGAACTTGGAAAACGAGGGCATGGTGGATATGATGTTCCACCAGTGGACACGTTTTAAGTCGGTAAATAGTTTACAAATCAATATGACAGCTTTGTGGCAGAAATGGATTCGCCGTTAATGAAAGACTTTGAAATGGCTGTTACATTCAAGACAGCAAGCGGTAAACAGAGCGGGTCAATTGTAATTGATTCAACAGCAGAGCTAGATGCAATCATTGCCACAAGTACAAACCTACATCAAGATCCAATCGTAGAAATCAATGTAGATACAGTTTGGCACAATTACACTAAAGACAATGTATTGTATTTAGCATTGGATTGGGTATACATGTCAGAAGAACGTAAATTTTATCAAGTAAAGGTAGAGGAGTAAAGAAATGGGTTATCGAGCAAATGTAATTACAAGACACCGAGAATATGGAAGTCAAACATTTAGTAATTATCAAGCATTTCAAAAATTCTTAAGATTAGAAAGTGACAAACTTGACATAATTGGTGACTGGGAGTTAGAAACTTATTATGTCGAGGCAGAACAATTGGAAAAATATATTGCCTCTCTACCAGACAATGATGAAATGAGTAATTACGAGGGTATGACTAACCGAGAACTAGCCAACGCCCTTCGTGGAGCAATTGAAGAATCTCCAGATAGAGATGTTACTTGGGAGTGGTTTTAATACAAGGCTTGATTGGCTTAACAGGGGCAGTTATGACTACTAAAATCGAATGGTGCAATTGGGTGTTTGATTATACAGATAATATGGACACCAATAAATGGATGGTAAAACGCGATTGTTGCGATGATGAGATATTGCTTATCCGTGGCGACAGTAAAAACTGGAAAGCCTACCAAGCATCGCTAAAGCCGTATCCAGTAAGAGGTTATCCTGACTCTGCCTCAATGTGCCCTAATTGTGGCAAATTTGTAAACGGCGTTAATCCATATGACGATGGCGAAACGTGGATGAGATAACTAAGTACAAATAAGCGAGAATAAAATAACAGGGGCGGAATTACTAAATATCGTGCCTCGTATAAATAAAGGAAATAACAATGAGTGAAACTGTAGGATATAAAGGAAAACTTAAACTTTGTAAAAAATATAAAGACGCTAATGAACTTCAAGCCAATCTACAGAAGTTCTGGCAAAGCATACCTAGAGAAAAACGTAATAAATTCTATCAAGACGTAGAAGAGATTGACGACTATGAACTAGTCGACAATGACTATATTGTTATCGATGGAAATTGTATTTATAAGATTGAATTAGATAAAGAGTTTGACGTATATGACAACTTCGTTGAAGTCAATCAGGTTCAAGATGGTGTTTATGAATTTATAACGCAATTTTATAACGGCTCAACTGACCTTCAAGAAATGCTACAAGAGGGTTTTGATCAAACAAGTAAGGAAGATTATGAATAGTTTACCCGCGGGTGATAAAATGGAGAACTTTATTATAGCTTTTGACGTTGATGGAACTTTGATTAGTAATATCAATGAAAATGTTATACAAGAACGACGAGTTCATGGTCAAGTTTATCCATTTGATGCCGCAAACACTCAAGTAGTAGAGTTTCTTATTCTTTGCTCCCGTATATTCAAAAACGTAAAGGTGGTTGTTTGGAGTGCTGGTGGTCAAGAGTATGCACAACAATGGGTTGAACGACTACAGCTTGAGAAATATGTATGGCGGACCTATTCTAAAAGTCAATATCAAGAATTATGCAGTACCCGTAAAGTAATCGCTATCGACGATATACACAAAACCAGACTTGGCAATGTGGCTAATTTGATTGTGAAAATGAAATAGTAAATGTCAATTAAAGGAGGGAATATGAAAGTAATAGAATCTGAAGAAGGATACTTAAAGTTTGACAACGGTCTTGTACTCGAGAGCCGCCACGAGCAGAATTGTTGCGAAATTAACTATCTTGATTTCGAGGAGCAGTTACCCGTAGGAACTGAGTTACCGACAATGACCGCTAAAGAGTTTGCAAAAGCCATAAAAATTGGAGATGACGGATTCAGCATTAAAGATATACACGGCATACCAAAATGGGTACAGGCTCGTAGCGAGCAGAACGGCTACTATTCATCTGGAGTAGATTTAATAATTAGAGATGATATCGATGAAATTATACCGAAACGACCAAATCAAAGAAAAGGACAGGAGCTATTTTGTGATTGGTAATTGAATAACGAATGTCAACTAAATTACTAGAGAAAGGAAATGGCAATGATTTATAAAGTCGATATTCTACAAACTGTTAAAGGAAGCATCTTTGTTGAAGCTGATAGTTATAAAGAGGCAGAGGAAGCCGCTGATAAATATATTAAAGAGGAACCGAATGTTGCAAGCATCGATTTCGATGAGATTCAGGATTATACCGTCTGGGAAGCATTAGAATTGTTTGATGACGATCTTACTAAGGTGGAAATTATCAAGGCGGAGGACGTGCTATAATGCGTGAAATAAAAGTTAGGGCTTGGCACAAACCATATAAACAAATGTGTCAGGTTGAATCATTACGATTTGATGGGAATGGAGTTTATACAGCCGTTCTTATAGAGGAGCCTTTTTATGACCGAAGAATTGTTGAGGCAGACGAGATTGTTATTGAGCAATGCACAGGCTTAAAAGACAAGAATGGTACAGAAATTTATTGTGGTGATATTCTTATAGACGATACTGGCGAACCTATTGAGTACTGGGTTGTCAAGTTCTCTGATGGTGGATTTGTAGGCGAGTGTGCAGGTGTGGCTGAATCTCTCTTTGAATTAACTAACCTAGAAGTCGTTGGCAATATTCACGAAAACCCTGAATTGTTGGAGGAGAAATAATGTTCGAGTCGATACGAAAATCAATCGAAAAGCAAAATAAACTTCTTGAAGAAATCTTGGAAAAGGGTAGTTTAGAAAGCGTATTGAAAGATGCAAACCCTATCGAACTTAGTGCCACGTCTTTATGGATGGATCCGTATAATTACGATGAAATGAAGAAGTGTGTGAATGGTAATATCGGTGAACGTATTCTAAAGATCGTAAGACTTTACGGAGAAGTGAAATATTTGAGCGAGGTAATCCCAAAGCAGTACAAAGTCTTCAAACGTATTAAAGAGGAGGCTCCGAACGGTGTTGTATGGGAAGATATAGACAACTTTATCAAAAGGTATGAGGAGGAGTATAAGAAATGAAAGACTTGGCTTTTATAGAGGAATATATCAAAAATAAAAAATATAATAATCCTGATTTTTTTATCTCGTGGGATGTTTGGTCTGATGGAAAAATTCAATACTGGGTTAAGTTTTCTATGACAGATGATGAAGATAATAACTATACCGATTATGTGGAATCTACTAGTGACAACTTAGAAGAAGCCCTAAGTAAGATTGTTGAATATATAAAGAGTGGAAAACATTACAGCGACGGGAGATATCTATGAAGAAAACGAAGTCTAATATTGACTGGAGCAATGTAGTTGCTTTTACAATACCAGTCTTGGTACTTGTTGCTGGATGTCTATTTATTGTTTGGGTAGTTCAAATGTCCGAGCAAGAGATTCAAAATATAAACACTCAAGCTCGTTGTAAAACAGTTGGTGGCGAGATGGGCTATTCGAAATGTTATAAAAATGGGAAGGAGATCTAAATGACCGATTACATCACAACAGAAGAGCTTATGCGTCAGGTGGAGAAGCTGGGATTTAGATGTAGGAAGAATGTATTTCACCTATTTGTGGAAGATAATAATTGTACAATTGCTAATGTTAGTCTTAATCAGCCGCTCCAAGTAGACACATGTTATGACAGTCTAAACCATAAGAACCCCACACATGTAACTCTCTATGAGCTTATGAACCGTTATGCCCGTACCCCATTAGACAAGCGTAAAACAGAAAAAAGGTATCGCTTACGGTTAGATATTGACGATGAGATTAACATTTTTGATGGAAATTATAGATATCTTACTAAAAAGGATAATTATTATTGTTTATCACTATCACATCTAAGCGGGTACTACAAAGATTATCAAAATACATTCACCCAAACTGAAATTGATGAAATGGGTGACATCACTCGTGGCTTTGTGAAGGAGGAAGTATGAAAATCTATAATGTCGGTAAAGATCCCTTAGGTGAATACGATTTAGAATATTTAGACGAAAGAATTTATGAGTATTTCATCTATAACTATGAAGGCTATATATATAGCGGAAATGGTGCGGCAGTCCTTAAAGATAACAATGGTAAGTTTATGTTCATAGAATTAGGTCATTGCAGTTGTTATGGTCCAATCGAGGAGCGTAACCCGAAATGTATTTATTCGCTAGATGAAATAATTAAGCTGTTAGCTAAACGTTGTCAAGATAAATGGGATAAAGAGTATGCTGAAGATGTTGCTCGAAAACTTAAGGAATTGGAAGGGTTAAAATGAAAAGCTATAACAATGGAATGTAGGAAAGGAAGTCTAATGTATATTCCAATAATTACGTTCTCTCAATCCACAGTAAAGTCTGTATTGAAAAGTTTCGCGAGGGATATTATTGCTCTTAATGAAAAGCCACACTCCATTCACACCAAGGATATAGATTGGTATTGTGAATTATTGAGTTCTTTAATTGAGGAGGAAAAATTAAAGGCTGTCGCAGGAGAATTATCGATTATTCTTGAAACCACGGATAATAAGCACCTTCGTAAAGCACTGGAGGATAGTGTAAAGCATAACACCGATGCTCATAAGGCTTTATATAAGAAGCAATGTGCGTTAAAGCGGAATAGGAAAAATAAGGAGAGAAGATAATGAGGGAAATTAAGTTCAGAGTCTGGAATAATTCGTCAAAAGAATATATTTCAAATAACTTCGTATATATGTCACCGAATGGAGAGCTTCTATTCGTACCTATTCTATCTAAGCCTAATCTCTATAAACAGGTTTTCGACATACTGGGTGGTGAGAATATTGTCGAACAATGGACAGGGCTGAAGGACAAGAATGGTAAAGCTATTTATGAGAATGATATCATCTTTCAGAAGCCACTAAGTAAAAACTCGATTGGCTGGGTAGGTAAGATTATTTTCAAAGAAGGTGCATTTATGGCTGAAGTTTATGAAAGAGGAAAAATTGTTATGTACCTATTCTTGAGTGATTTCAATCCAGAAAAAACTTGCGAAGTAATAGGTAATATCCACGAAACAAATGTAAATGATTTACAATAAAGATTTATCTTAAATAACAATAGAAAGGAGTTCTTATGTGGAGGTTATGGCATAAATTATTCGGTTGGGATTATATTCAATGGAACCTAGGTCTGGGTACACACGGCATTAGACGAATACGAGTAGCTCCAAATGGACTTGTCTATTTTATATGTCTAGGTGAAATTATTAATTTAGCCGAACCAGAGTATCATAAAATTACATACTTGACTTGTTCGAAAGATAAATATATCAAGTAATTAATATCGATTAAATAACTAAATCACTATAATTGCCGCTATTCTTTAACAGGAAAACGGCAATATTTTTATTGTAAATTTTACACCATTTTTATTGGAAAAAGTATTGCAATTTGTATACACTTTATATATAATATAGATAGTTAGATAAGAAGCAGTATAGCAACAATATCTAACCACAATATCATATTAAAGAAAGGGCAAAGTAAATAATATGAAACTACAAGGTACAAAGAATGAATATCAGCACGCATTTTTATGGCGAGAAGCTAGCACAGGTCTATACAACGTAAGATGGCAACTAGATGACGGTGACATTATTCGTTACTGGGAGCGTAAAGGTAATGGCTGGTTGGAATTTAAAACAGCTGCTGAGGCTCGTAAAAAATACAATGAAATTAAAAAAATAATTGAAGGCTAAATAATTAAAGGAAATATTGCAATGATTATTTACGAACGTCAATTAAAGCAACAGGTTCATTTACTTAAAGAATTAGGTAAGCAAGAATATAAAGGTGAAGAAGAGCAAGCTTGTTATTCACGATTCTATCACCAAACGGTCAATCTATTAAAAGAATATTTACACAATCATTTTAATAATATAAAAGCCTATAAGTATTGGACTGACGGTGATCGAGTTTTGACCCTATTCGATGGAAACCACGACAAGCAAATCGATATAATACTAGGTCGATAATTTTAACACCTGCCCCGCCCGAGGCGTAAATCGGGCAGAAGGAGGATTATATGAGAAAATTGACAAGGTTAATGCGAATTGAAGAAAGTCTAGTTAATGAAATTGAAGTGCTTGCAAAAGAGATGCACGCATCTGTAACGTGGACAACGGAGTACTTGTTAAGGCAACAACTTAAACGGATCGCAAAAGAAAATAACGCTGAAGATAATTAAGGTGTGAAAGGAGAAATGACAATGAATATTAAGCGAAATGACAAGGCATTTTTCTATCAGACTAGCCTTGTACAACTTAGAGCAATTAATGTTCTCTTGAGTGCAATTACTTCGTCAGCGATACATAATCTTGACACCTTCGATCGAGAACTTGAAGAATTAAACCAGCTGGAAAGAATGCTATTAGATTTGAAGAATAAGTATCAGAATCGTCTTAACGAAGAATAAAGAAATTAGGGGTGTATGAAAATGAAAGATAAGGGTATAGATTTCATAGTGTTGGTGGGCGTTGTAGGATTGGTGTTTCTTGTGAGCAATTCCTATACTTTATTCAGAGCCGCGGTATTGCTTCTGTTGGTAACAATTATTTACCAGTTAGAAAGAAAGGTTGAAAAATAGCCTCTATTTTTGTATAATAATTATATAAATATGGAGGGGTAAAGTGATAGGACAGGAAATATTCCAAACACAAGAAGAGAAAGAACGTATTGAACGACTTGAGAAATATATTGTCAAAGTCGATGAATCTCTAGGTAAAATAGCTGAGGAGCTTAAAGAGTACGGACAAGTTTCCTATATGAGCGAACAGGACATTCAACGCGAATTAAGCACTTTACCTGATTTAATTGCTGACGCTAATTTACTACTATCTAAAATACAACGAGCCTATGATTACGCAAAAGACGATTCTAAACGCCAGATAGCTAAATTGTGGGGTCAATGCACTAAACGTAAAGACATTCTAGGATTAAATAATCAAAAGGAACAAGAGGCTTGGGTTATTCAGAACGAAGAGTATGTACGAGTAGTGAGGATTGAGATTGAATGGAAATACCAAGTTCAGAGAGCCAAGTCAATTGTTGATAGATATGAGAATAAGTTTGCCTCAGCACGTAAGTTGGCTAACTTAATTGAAAAGGATCAAACTAATAACTATAGAAGAGAATCATATGGAGGTCAATTATGAAAATTATTAGAAATTTACTATTATTTGTATTCTTTGGAGCTATCGCTTATTTAACAATAACTAATGAGAGTTTCTTTAAGGGTATAATAGTTATTGCATTAATTATAATTACTCTCGGAGTATGTGCTATTTTATCTGAATTAGGTAAGAATGAAGATAAGAAATGATATTTTCATTAAAGGTGAATAGTTTATGGTAAAGACTAAACTACAGAAACAACTCAACAAGTTAGTTAAAGATGGATATATTCGTGTTCAAAGACATCCACAATTACCATTGAGTATTTATACATATACACAGAAAACTGAGGTTGAAAGAAATTGGATCCCAGAAACTCGTATGGCAAGAGGGTTAGTCTTAGATGATTCAGGACGAATAGTTATAAATTGCGTTCCGAAGTTTTTCAATGCAGGACAACCTGATGCAGAAAATGTAGCTTTTGAGGATTGTTATATCACAGCTAAAGAAGATGGTTATATGATTCAGATTATCAATGACCATGAATATGGATTAATAGTTACATCTAAAGGTTCATTTGAGAGCAAGTATGCTCAAACAGCTTATAAATTAGTATTAGATAGTCTTGGAGAGGATAAACTGGTAGAGGATATTCTATTCTGTTGTGAATTGTTAATGGATTTTCCTGGAGATGAAGCAATTATTGTTACTAAACACGGAAATGTTCCGAAATTAAAATGTTGGGCAGTAAGATTTAATGACGGAAGTGAATTATTCCCTACCTCAGTTAAATTACCCGCATTTCTTACCCCTGTTGAAAGTTTTACCCCAACGCGAGCTAGAAAATATCTAGAAAAATCTGGTATCGAAGGAGTTGTATTATGCGACGTTGAAACTCGAGCTAGAGTTAAGATCAAAACTCAAGAATTTATAGAGCGACATAGATTTATCTCAAATATTACTCCCAAAAATATCTGGGAACGGTTAAAAAATGGTGAAACCTTGGTAGATATGAATATTCCAGATGAATTTCTACCCCAAGTCAAGCCTATTTACGAGAAAATTGTATCCGACTACCGACAAATAAAGAAAGATTCATTCCGTCTAGTAGGTATGACCAAAAACCTAACAAATAAGGCAGTAGCATTAAATACCAGTCTAGGATTAAGTGAGGAAGATAAGCATTTAATCTTCTTTTTCCGCAGAAATCCATCAGGAGATGCAGTGTCCGATTTCTATTGGAATAAGGTAAAACCTAAGAATTGTGAAGAAAAAGCATAAAAACTATTGACTTTTTATCATTTTTGATATATAATGGATATATAAGTTAGAAAAGAGCTAACTTATAAAAAGAAAGGACATATTAAAAAATGAGTAAATTAGAAAACTCCAAGAATACAAACTTTAGCTTTAAGCGTCTTATAGATGGTATAATGGCTATTGTAATGGCACTCATCGTTTGTTCGATGTCGTGGTCAGCCTATACAATTTGGAATGGGTTGGACGGTAAGTTACCAAAGATTCTTATCTTGCCACAAATTGCCTTTACACTTTATCTAATAGTAACCGCTTTTGCAGCGAAAGGAAAAAATAGCTAACTCTAATCTTTGGTTTAAGGGGAAGCACTTGTTATGAGTAAATTAACCAAAACTCCACAGAAGCCACATTTCATGGAAAAAATGATAATTGGCTTGCTAGTAATTAGTTTATTAGCAGTCGGCACCTGGGCATTTCAAAATAACAAAGAACAAAACGGTCGAATTGAGTTTCAACATACGCAGATTAAGACAAAAGATGGTGAACTCAAGAAACTTAACAACAATTTAAATAAGATCAATCAAGACTTAGATAAAACAACTAAAGAATTAGATAATTCGAAGAATAGTAATGCTGAATCTCAAAAGAAGATTGAAGAATTAGAAAAGCAAAAACTAGAATTAGAATCTAAACTTCAAGCTAAGGCTGAGGCTAAACAAAAGCTAGCACAAGCAGCTACAGTATCGAAAACAGCTTCAGCAGCAGCTCCATCAAGAAATGTTAGTGGAAATAAGCAACAATTGATGGCACAGGCAGGAATCCCAGAAAGCGATTGGGCGTATGTAGATTACATCGTAACCAAAGAATCTAGCTGGAACCCACAAGCCCGAAATGCAAGTAGTGGAGCATTCGGATTAGCACAATGTCTTAACAAGCCAGCAAATTCATTATGTTACTCTTCTAACCCTGTAGACCAACTTAAATGGCAACACTCTTACGTGAAAAGCCGATATGGTAGTTACGCTGGAGCATACAACTTCTGGTCAAGTAATCATTGGTACTGAGATAGTATAAATATAAGAATAGACCCTGTAATATGGGTCTATTTCCTTTTCTAAGCGTTTCTAAGCGACTTTAGAGTAATAGTTGATAAATTATACCAATGTAGATAAAACTCTGTAATTAGAGCGTCTACGACGTTTGTTAGATATTCTCTGACGAGTAATTCCCTCTTTAATGAATGGTAATTGATTTTCAATAGCACATAAAGCTAGATCTGCTAGTGGATCTCTAGTTTTATCAATGAGGCACATAACATTATCTATCACATCTAGATATTTAGTAGAATGGTTCATTTCGGTCATTACCTGTCTAATAGCCGTACTGCCTAACAATGGAACACCTTCCCATAACTCATTGTGAAGTTCTTGGTGGATTTGAATATCCATCGGCACTACTAGTCCATTAGTTTCTCTTAAACAAGCCCCCTCTGGCGTATCTTGCCATTTTTTCCGTTGATATAGAATATGGTGAAGATTCTCTTTCATACTTCTATAATACTACCCTCTAGACATAAATCAAGTTTTGATGTATAATAGATATGTAGTTTATTCAAACTACTTCTGTCCTTTCTGATAGACCTCATTCGTGGGGTCTATCTTTTCATATAAAGAATAACCCCTATTAAAGGGGCTATTCCGAAAGGAGGGGCAAAGGTAGGCTATTCGCCTACTTTCCTATATTATCAAACTTCTATTTACTGTCTTTATAAATACCAAACATAGTTAGAAGAAATGCACCAGCGGCGGCACAAACGCCTGACAATGCTGATACTTGTTCTAATGTACCCAATTGTAAAGCTACGGCTAATTGAGGAATAATAATTCCTAGACCAATTAAACCATCGCCGATAAAGTAGACTGTCAGTTTAGTACGTTTACTAATTCCTTTTACAATGTCTTGTACTTCGTCTGATTCAGAAACATCTTTAGCTAGATCGAGGGCTTGACGGTTCATCTCTTCAATAGCTTTAATGTCGTCTTTAGTATAGATAGGGGTTGCCACTTTCTTTTCTCCTTGTGTTTCATTTACGTTGTTAATTGACTTATCGTCTTGTTTATTCACGGTAGTTATTTTTGCCAAACTTCGGATCTCTTCTATTGATTTGCTTGTAACATTCATATCCAGGTTACCATCATAACCAGGTATTGTACCTGATTCTGAATATTGATGAATAAATGAACCGTGTGCGTAATTGCCTGGATTTCCATAATTTGGATACCAATCCACTCGTTCCAAGCCCAATTTCTTAATAATACTTTCACCTGCATAAGTAAAGACTTGTTTTCCTGTTTTCTGTAGCACAATATTACTAAATACTGCGATTTGTTCGGCTGTACCCTCAAAGTCTGGTTCAAGGTCGATGAATAACAATTCACCAGCCTGATTTCCTAGAGCTTCAATGCACTTTACAAAGTACTCAGCGTTCTGTTCTGCCTCTTCTCTAGTTGAAAAGTATGGTAACCAGTAAAATCCTAGTAATTTTCCAGCTTCACGAGCTTTATCTGTGAATAATTTAGCACGTGGATCTAATTTGAACTCATTTCCACCAAATTTCTCACCAACCCAGCCAGTTTTCACGATTACTCCACCTACTTTAGGGAAGATATCTACAACTTTTTCATTCTGATAGTTAGAAATGTCGATTATTTGCTTACTGTAGTCTATTTCTTGCTCTTTTTCTGGCTTAGGAGTATCCACACTTAGCTCTGGAAGGTCGTGTGTACCTGTATCAGTGAATGCACCACTCCATAAATAGAGTTCGTTTTCCTTGGATATGAACCAAACATCGTTATTTTCAATACTTTCGCCACGACACCAAGCTTTCATGTCGATAATTGTATTTCCATTTATAATTTGGGCTACATCACTTGACGTATTAGGGGCTTTTCTGGCACGAACTCCACTTTCAACTGCTTTACGCTGATATCCCTGAATGTTGTCCTTAGGCGTGAGGTCTGGTAAGTCGTGTAAGTCTTTATCCTCGAATAGTTGACGACTCATATATTTGCCACTTCTGGCAGTTACGTACCAGACTGTATCTCCATTGACAGATTCACCATCGGTAACATAACCCTTCATATCCACTACTTGGTTTGGATCGATTTCCTGAAAGATATTGCTAGATGTATTAGAATCATCACGGGCATTTACAGCACTACTGGTTTTTCTAGCCGTGCCAGATATTGGTTCAGGTGTATAACCGATAATTTTCTCAGGTCGTGGTCGTAACCAACCGATAACTGCTCCACCAGCTAGTACATATGGACGGCGATATAGTCGAGCTGGAACTTGTAAGAATCCGTCCTGCTCAATAACATCAACCCCATCAGCGTCTGCTCCTGCAACAACTGCGATATGTCCATAAGGATTTCCACTCATTGCACCCCAGATAATAATGTCACCTCTTTGTGGAATTAGATTTGGGTCATTTGGGTTATTGACTATCTTTTCGAAATACTCTTCATTAGAGTTAGCAAAAGCCTCTTTAGCATTAGCAGGACGAATTGTGTTTACCCAGTCATTAAACAGCCATAAACAATAGTCATCAATGACATCTTTGCATTGGAGCCCGTAGCTTCCATCGACATCGATTCGTCGTCCTGGAGCATTGTTAATCCATTCATTAATTCTATCCATTTTTCTCCTCCTTTTCTTTTTTCTTTATGTCAATTAAAAGTTGATCGTATAGACATCTAGCACAACTGGCAAATTCCATACCAAGGAATAAACTAGTAACTCCTGCTAGAATATCTGCCGAGCGTTTCATATTTTCAAGATTAGTTTCATTTTGATCGGCTTCATAAACCTCAGTATCAAGAGTAAAGGCTTTTACTGCATGCTTAAAATCGCACCAGTATTTCGGGTTCGGATTGTCTGACAAAGACATTAAGTCCTTCATTTGTTTTCGTCTTAAATTAAGAACCTCTACAAGCAATTGAGAAACATCCATTCCATCGATTAAATGCTCCTCTAAGTGAGAAGTTAGTCCTGCCTTTTCACCGATAGATTGAATTAAATCTACGGCATATGCTCTTGCTGTCATTTGATTACCTTGATCCCTTCAATTCGTTTAGTTGACCCATCTGGATAGATAGCTACTGCTCTTACTTTAGTAACTGGCTTACCTTCTACCACTCTTTGTGCATAAGTAACATCCTCTGTCATAAATGAACCTGTTATTTCGGAAGATAGCCCAATGTCTGTTGTAACTCTAGCTCTATAGTAATAGCGAGTGCCAGTCTTAAGTCCTGATAAGTCGAATGTAGTTTTACTGTCTTTAGTATCAATATGAAGATTTTTGCCATATGATGGAGATTCACCATAATCCAATTCCCATTTGATCACCTTGCTGTATTCGCTAGTATTCATACACGAGGCGGTTATTTGAGCAGAAGTGGTCTTGATTTTTGATTCACCTATAGCTAGATTGTATGGAGCTGAGGCTCGAGGGATTGGGATCCAGTATTCAGCTGCACCTGTATGTCCCATTGTGTCGTGGAAAAATATATACAAACGGATTGTGGTTGCTAGACTATGTACTTGTACTGAACCAGTGTAATAGCCTGAGTGTAAATGCATCCAATGTTCTTGACCACGAATAATTCTTCGCCAACCAGTATAGGGCTTTATTAACCTGTTGGTAGATAGATTTTTATTGTCAACACTTAAGTCGACCATCCAAGGATAATCCCAGTAACCTTGCCCGTATGTATTTCCTGTTCTAGCGGCAACATTAAACTGATAATAAATAGTATTACCTTCTCGCCTAATTACATCATCAAAAGCCTGAACCCAGCATTCAGGTACATCACCGAACACGCATTGCCAGCCCCTTGCCGCCATGAATTAACTCCTTCCCGCAATAAATACAATTAGAGTTTTGCCTGGTTTCGCACTAGGTAGAGAATCGCCCTCTTCAATAAGGTCAAACTCAATCTTGCTATCACGAGAGGTTAAAAATCCAGCAGATGCAATATTGTCAGATAATTTAGCAGGTTTCTTAGCTCCATTGTCAATAGAGGAAGCTGGAATAGCACTTACTCCTCGATTTACCGTGACATTAGCTAGTACAATATATGGATTGCCTGCACCTATACTTGCTTGTATTTGACTTGGTGTTGCTGGTACTGGAGTGGATGTTGGAGTGCCTTTAACAACCTTAAATTTAAGACCGCCTGGGTTATTGATATGCCCAGAAGTAAAATTCATAGCTCGATCGACATAAGCAACTACACAATCAATCCGATTGTTAACACTATCCGCACCTGGAATAATTATCTCTTCAGTGGAGTCTGACCACACACCATATGAATAAGTACTGAAAGGAACCATAGCGGCTCCTTCAGATATATTTAACACCATAGATGGTGATGTTCGGGCAGTTACTTCAAACCCACGAATAATCTCTCCTCCTAGAATTTCGGAGAGTATTCGGAAATGTCCATCCTCATTAGTTTTTCCGCCTGAATCGCGATTAGATACAAATGTTGTCATATAATTCTATTTTATCACGCTTTGTAGAATGAGCCTGGCTGTGTTGACAATAGGACGTATGTTGTGTCTTGTGTTTGTTCAACATAGTATTTCTTTGTGTTTTTAGTCGATCCTGCACTAGGGTGGGTCATGTATGCACCCCAGTTGTTTGCATTTCTATGTAACATAACAAGTGGCATATCCTCCGACGCTGTGATGAAATGTAATACAATTTTCATATATCCCCTGTCATTGGCGATGTAAGGTACATGTACTTGGTATTTATAGAATTTCAAAGAATCTACACTTGCAGGTTGAGGTGAGTTCATTTTAAGTAGACTATTCTCTAATGCGGTTAGACGCTCTTCTGGTGTCATAATTTTATATACCTCTTTGTTTTTCTTGAGTTATTTGTAAAGTACATTCATATATAGAATAAACTTTAATCTTATACCGTCCAGAGGGTGGCTGTGGAAAATGAGAAGCCGCAATAGTAATGAACTCTAGATTGTTCTCTCCTAATTCAGGAATCCAAGCAAAAGAAGGATTTTCTATGCCTGCACTAGCCATTTGTCCAGTATATCCGTAATCAACATCTCCGAACCACGGGTAAGTTTGTATATCTTTACCATTGACTTCGACTTCAATCATAATCATATAAGGAGGTTTTATTCCACCAGTTCCAACGAAATCTAGCTGAAGAGTTGCCCAGTAAATCCAAGACCCTGGTACCTGAGCTGGAGTATCAATAACAATCTCTTTATCCCACTGATTAAGAGTTACCTGGGATTCTATCACCCTTACCATTCCTGAACCGAAAGAGTTTCTAGCCTGGTATTGTGTCATTTGATTTTCTAATTCTTTAAGACGTTCCATTATAATTCACTCACTTGTAATGCTCCATCTGAGAAGCTAACTATTTCTATTTCTACAGAAAATGGTAGTAAAGATTTATCACTGATATCTGGATAACTTTGGTAGGTGCTTAAAATAAATCGATCACAACTAAGAACAAGCGTATCATTTTCAATACTGTAATTAGATAGATTATTACTAGCCATTAAGGTTCTGTGAACGCTTGATATAGACGCTTCAATACCGTCTTTATTATAAACACGTAAGACAGCATACATAAATGAATCATTACCATCTAAGGGTACAAATCGATAAGACAATTCTACCGACCAACCGCCGCGGCTAGACTTACTAGCTATTCTGTGAGATTTGAAACGAAACACTTTAGCTTCACCTAGTTTATATGCCTGGTTAGACTTCATCTGCATGAATTGGCGTTCAAGATTAGTTAATCTGCCTGCGAAATCCACTACATATCCTCCAGCTGAACCCAGCCTGAAATACGACCTCTAGCCTGCTCTGGGTACATATAGTTGCTCCACAATTGATATTCTAGTGGTTCATATGCAGGTTTATTTTCAAGTCCTGCCGACAGCCCATCTGTATAATATCTTCTTCCATCACCATAATAGTGCCAGACTTTCACGTAATCGATAGGATATGGTTTTCCTAGATCTACAGTTACACTCACTTTAGTATTATCAAGATAAGCATAGTCAGCAGTATCCAAGTTTCCATTTGTAATTCGTTCAGGGAAATGAATACCTTCAGGATAACTAGTTACATTAGCCTTGAAAGCTCGGTTAATCGGCTTGCTGTCTTGCATTTCGATAGCTTGAATCTGGACCCAGTGATTTCCTGAGTTTACATTACTACCATTGATGATGTCTTTTATATATCTGATATAGATAGGTTTCTTACGAGGAATAGAAGCTCGTTTAAGCGTTAGAGTCATTGTTTCTGCCATATCATTTGTAATATTCCAAGACATACCAGTGATTCGATATTTATCTGTAATGCTATCTAGATAATTATCATTTTCCATCTCTACAGAAATAATATCTCCAGTTTCGATAGTAGTAGGATTTATAGAGCCATCTCCTACGGTCAGTGACGGAATATCTGTTGGCATTCTTCCTAATTCAACTTCTCCACGGGAATGTTGGTATAGCGTTGTAGATAATTTAACGTCATTCAGGGTTTTAGTCTTTACAATAGTTCCATATTTTTTACGAGATTCTTTGTCGTGGGTTATAGCCTCTAGCCTTTCATCACCAATACCAGATCCGATAGTATAAGAATAATTAACCATATCACCAATATCTCGAGTAATAGTTCCACCTTCTAAATTGAATGGGTACGAAATATGGATATCTTGAGATTTATCTTGACCTTTTTTATCGAACACATTAAACTGCCTGTCAGGAGTAAATGAGAAGTCGAAGTTGTCATTTTCAAGCTTGGTCAGGTTAACAATACCCTCTTTAACATCTTGAAGTTCATAACCTCGTTGGCGGTTGTCTAATTGTGCTGAAGAAGCTGTATCTACACCTAGAGGAACTCGTAAGTTATATAAGGAATCATCATCAAAAGAGTATGTAACTCTGAAATCCGTTACATGTATCGGTTTACGGCTAGGATCATTGCCTTCTATCATTAACCAGCCATTGTCATTGATCATTGAATAGTTTGTAATTTTATATTCGTGCCATGTATTATCGAAGTCGCTCCTTGCAAATTCTCTTAAGATAACTTGGTCGCTAGAAATACCTACCTGAGAACGCTCGATTATTTTTGCATTTTGATAGCTAGGCGGTATGAGTTGTCGCCACGAAATATCTACCTTAGTGCCTGCGGGTATATTTAACTTTACCGCTAATGAACCCCACCCGTTAGGAATAGGAGTTGCTACAAAAGCAGCTTTTTTAATATCATCTCGATAAACAGCCCCATCTCCCTCATTTTTCAATCCATACGCGAATACCCAGCCATTCGTATTTACACCTGGTACAGATGTCTTATTTATAGGTTGAGCTTGCTGAGAATCTACAACCAGAGAGCGTGCTATTTGTGCATAAGTCTTTCGAGAATACTGAGCGTTTGTAATTCTGCCTTTAAAAAGATTTAAGAATCCCAGACATCTAACTTGAAGAGTATTGTTGCTCTCTTTATTTAAGTTTATATCTATCTGAGCAACATAGCCGCCGATAATATATTTTCCATTGTAACGAACCCTAATGTCGTGAACACCTGGTGATAAAACTTCATCGGCGGGTACTCCCATTTCTTTACATTTACGTTTGAATTGTTCGTAGTCCAATCCGAAATCAAACTCATCAACATCATTCAATTTCCATGTAACTCTTAATCCACTGGAAAGAATATGAGAGAAATCGGCAACATAAGCACCTGTTTTCCAGTCATAAACTTCAATGTCTAGTTGTGTAATTTTAAGCTCTGATGGCTCTTGCATATTCCCCCTTAAATGCCTTCAAAACCGTTTCGCCAAATGATAGTTCCGAAGTCTGTGTCTGTTTGCTTGTTAGTTTCTAGTACAATTCTATTTTCACCTCTTTTCAGCGACCACCATGTAGAATCTAAGGCTCGTGATGAGGCTACACTAACTCCATTAAGAGTTATTATACGTTTTTTCATATCAATACGCAACTCTGAATCACCAGAAATTGTCAGATTCATTTTTATATTTTCATTGGTTACAATGTTGGTAATCTTTGGATTAGTATAAGTACCCTTAAGAATAATAAGAGGATAAACTTCAACCGATCCAGTATTCATAATACTTGTAGCCACTTGTCCAGAAACCCATTGTACGGGCATATCTGATGGAATAGTAAAGCCACCAGGTTTTTCCTTATAGAATACTTGCTGTAAGAGTGATGATTGAGGAGAAGTTCCATCTCCACCATCGTAAATTATAGGATCAGGACAGATGAGGGTAATTTGGAACTCTCCAGCAGTAGGCATTGTGATATCTGATTTAACATCGGCAATAAAACCCTCTGTATAATAGTTCCTGCCTGAAAAAGTGCTAATCATAATAGGGTAATTTTGACGAATATGTAACTTATTCATCAATCCCAATCTTAAATCATCAGCCTCCTGACAACTCTCACCTTGATAAAAGCCACTTAGGGTAATGGTTCTAAAACCATATAATTGAGATGAAACATATCCACCATCAACACCAGCATAAACTCCATCTGCCGTCCTGATAGCAGGAGCAGACAATCCTGAAATAGGTGATACTAACTTATAAGCTGAATCACCTCCGAGTATAATATCATTTCCAATCTTAAATCGCATACTTCTATTATACCTAAGCCTTCCCTAATTCCCACTTCAAGTCACGAACCATCTGATCCACTGAGTATTGAGTATAGTTATTGTTTGTTTGGTTAATAACCACGCTCTTCCTGCCTTGTTGTGGATTACCATATACGCCTGTATTGTCATTGTACATATCTGGTGCTAAGTTGCTTGATATGTCTAATGATGGCGACATTGTAATGTCATCCATTGAAAGAATATCTACCACTTGATCCACTAATGAAGTAGCCGCATTGACCACTTGGGATTGACTTTGTTGAACACCTTTAGCCAAACCTTGAGCTGCAAAACGACCACTTTCTATAGTAGTTTTCCAAGGTGAGTGTTGTTGTGCTCGATCTTTAAGACCTCGTAAGAATTTCTCAGCAACCCACCAACCAACAGAGTAAACATTTCTACTTTCTACTCCATTGATGAACCCTGAAATGGCGTTATTTCCTGCTTGCCAGTAACCACCAACAGCCGTTACGCCTTCTTTGAATTTGTTGCCGACATTGTTACCTACGCCCCAGACTTCACCTGTTCGAGATTTGAAGCCATTTATTAACTCACCTACAAGGGCAACTCCTTGCCAATAATGGTCAGGAAACTTAGATTGAATAGATTGCCACAAGGCACTTTGGATTCCCCATCCAGCACTCTGAACGGTTCCTTGTTGAGATAGAATACCTTGTCCTATTTTTGCGGCTAATTGAGCACCTGCGTCATATGCATTTCCGATTTGTCCAGCAAGGGTACCAATAACTCCACCAATCACTTGAGATAGGGTTGCTTGTAAAGTTGCTATAGACGCTTGAACAGCTGGATTTACCTGAGGCAGACCAGTTAATGCCCATGCGAACTCAATCAACTTATTAAGCATAGACTGACCCATTCCGATAATCCACTCTTTGTTAGATAAGTCCCCTACATCTTGATTGATTTGACAGACTTCCCATACGGCGTGACGAACATTTCGTAAGTTGTCTAACATTCCATCTTGAACAGGAGCTATAGTATTGATTGTCCAGCTGAATCCAACGAATTTGTTAAGCATAGACTGAGCCATACCTACAATCCACTCTTTTGCCGCCATATCGCCTACATCTGCGTTTACCTGGCAAACTTCCCAGACCGCGTGTCGGATATTTCTTAGAATGTCCCATTTGTCAGCACCAATCTCAACCAGAGAATTGACAGTTTGTGCGAATCCAGAAAACTTATTAAGAATAGATTGAGCTAGTCCTACAAGTAGTTCCTTTTCACCCATAGCTAACCCAGTAGGAACTTTACCAATTTCACTTATTATAGAAGATATTGCAGTAATCTTAGGTAGGTTATGACCTTGATCAACAGACTCCATTCCATTTATGGTCTTAGCAATCTCTGTGAACTTGTTAAGTAAAGATTGAACCTTACCCATTTCGTCTTCAGAAATCATTCCGCCAGTTGCAAAACTCTTTAATGAGTTCCATACGCCACCAGTACCTTTCTGTCCTACAAGGGTTTGAACAATTCGAGAAATAGTATTAATATTATCTTCTGTGCCTTTAGCCTCCTGAGCCCAATCAAAAGATAATTTCTTAAGATTGTCAATCATAGACACATAAGTACCTACAATAGAAGCAACATTTTGACTGGTTCCAGCCTTAAAGAAGGTATTCGCACTGTCTGAGATATTTTGAAGCCAATCCGTACTGCCTTGAAGAGTTAATTTTCTAACTACACCATGTAGTTTGTTTAGTAATGCATCAATAGCTTTATCGTCTAATTGAACACTCTGGACTTCATTTAATTTAGTTGCAATTTCGTGATACCTAGAAACAATACCGCTAACATTCTTAATAATTTCACCTTGTAGGAAGCTAGATATAATCTTATCAATACCATTTAACGGCGAACCTGGACCAGAAGCTGATAAGTCTTTTATAACACCAGAAATTAAGGTAATCTTTCTCTGAATTACTTCTGGAACAATATTCACACCTTGGATTTCATTTAATTTGGTTGCGATATTGTGATATGAATCAACAATACTACTTATCTGACCGACATTTATATTCTTAACGAAGTTTTTAGCCGCCTCCATAGCCAACTTCATAATTGAGTCGCCATCATTTGCGGACACTAGCTTTAAGGTATCGCCAATCAGAGTTATTTTACTATTGATAGCCTCTTTATCAAGAGGAATTGCAGCTATTAAGGCTAGTTTAATCGCTATATCTTTATACGAATTAACAATAGAGTTGACAGCCACCATATTTATTGCCTTGACTGCATTTTCAAGCAATCCACCGACATTAGCCTTCGCCATATGAGCTATCACTGCAACTAACATATCTACTTTAGCTTTTACGCCATTCACATCACTGGTTACGGCTGAATCTACATAAGCAATAGCCTTAGCTGCCGCCACCATTCCACCTAGAATACCAAGAAGAGCCACTAATCCAGCTCCTAGGAATAAAGCACCAACACCAGTAGCCATAATTGCACCTAGAACTCCAGCTAGCACACTTATAGCACCGATCCCAATCGCCATGTTAGCTACCTTAGAAGCGAAACTTCCGATATCACTTGGCACCACACTGTTCGTATAAGCAATTGCCTTAGCTGCTATAGCTAATGTACCTGAAATGAGAATCAACACTCCCAATCCAGGAATAATATGCTTTCCTAATTTACCAACAATTCCACCTAGTATGGCAATTGCACCTACACCTATACCAAGGTTTATAATCTTACTGCCGAACTCAAGAATATCTCCTGGGATAGCCTGATTTGCGTATTCCAAACTCTTTGCCAAGATGGCTATACTTCCAGCTATAAGTACTAACTTGAAGAGGCTTTTAGCATTGCTACCCATTTTATTGGATAGGGCAACTAATATACTCATACCTAGAACAACGCCACCCATAAGCCCCATCTTTGCGGCTAATCCACCCAAGTCTTCTGGCATAGACTCGTACGCGAATTTGAGTGCGTATCCAAGAGCGGCAATAGCTCCTGCCATAAGAACTAGGTTAATAATCCCAGATCTCATGGTAATCATCATTTTCTGCCCCTTAGTCATTTGAGAACTCATTGACTCAATAGGAGCTAGTATATTGCCACCTTTCACCGCTGAAGCAGTAGTTTTTCCTATTCCGAATAAAGCATCTCCGAATTTCTTTATAGAAGAAGCGGTACCTAACAATGCTTGTCCTAGACCCACAATTTTTCCAACAGCCGCTCCACCGGCAATAGCAATCATAATTCCTTGTAATACAGGAGTTGGGAATTTAGCTATAGTATCCGCTAATGTAGTTAAAATGTTGACAAAAGCAGTTAAGACCTTAGTAACTCCATCACTTGATGCTAACTGTGCGAAAGAACTTGTAAGACTACCAGCTAATCTACCTAATGCTCCTAGTAAATTACCTACAGCGGTTCTGAACTCATCACTTGAAGCCATAGCTCTAGTGAAAATAAATGCCAAAGCCACTACAGGGGCACTAACACCACCTACAGCTGATCCAACACCTCCTAATGCCCCTAACAATCCTCCTGCACCACCAGTAATACTACCAACGAAGCCAAGGATTTGTGTACCTAGAATTGCAAAGATAGGAATAAGAGCTTTAATGTCGAATCCACTAGCAAGCATTTTAGATCCAAGACTTTCAATACCGCCAGCTAATTTATCTACATAGTCAAGTACTCGACTAATTGCCCCAGGTAGTTTATCAGCTAGTTTGTCAATGAATGGACTAATAGCCTCGCCCAAACGCCCCATAACTTTTTGCATCTTCTGACCTGTTGCACTTGATCCAGCAAGAGTGTCAGCAAAGATTTTAGTTAAGCGAACAGTAGACTGGTAAATACCTTTTTCAGAAGCCTGGAAACCTTTTTCAGCATCAACAGAATAACCAACAAGGGCGGCTCCGATATCTGCTAAGCGACCTTTCGCACGACCACTCTGATATTCAAGAGTAGCAGTAAACTTACCCATTGCTAATGCACCGTTTGCGGCAACAGCCTCAAAAGCCTTTATAAGTTTGTCAGTATCAATTTTCTTTCCATCTATGAAACCACGAACTTCACCCGTACCAATGTTTAACTGTTTAGCCAATTCTTTATTAAGGGCAGGAACAGCTTGTACTAATTGGTCATATTCGTTCAATCCGAATTTCTTCTGTGCAGTAGCTCGTCCATATAGCTCTGCCAATTCGTCAATACCACGTCCTGAAGCGATGGAAACTTTACCTAACAATTCAAGTTGTTTAGTAACGTCTTGTAAAGAAGCTCCATATTTAAGAATGCTATTAACTGCTTCAATGGTTGGAAAACGTGAAAAGACGGAACCAACACTGTCTTTATTCATACCTTTATAGAACTTGAAGGCTTGAGCCATTGCGTTGTTGGCGTTTTCGATTGACCCTGTTAAAGAGATGAAGGAAGCGTTATTTTTAGCGACAAATTCAGCACCTTGAATACCAGATTTAGCTTGTTGGGCTATCATAGATCCTACAGCACCGCTAAGAGCCGTAACGCTATTTAGAGCTAGATTAGCACCTTGTACTACAGGTGAAAATAGATCCATACCCGCGGCACGAACCTTAGAAAAGCTAGCACTTAAATCACCGAAAGAAGATCTGAGATTGTTAGCATTTTTAGTGGCATTGGATAATGAATCTCTTGTAGCTCGATCTATACCCGAAAGTTCTTTACTTAAATCAGAAGCTTTAGATGAGGCTTCTTTCATTCCAGCATTAAAAGCAGATAAATCTGCCTCAACAACCCATCTAACTATTCCACCTGTAACTGCCATTATTTCGCTAACCTCTTAAAATGTTCTGATAATTTCTTTACTCCCTCTCCTTTTTTAGTATGCGGTGCTGCTACAATCTGAGTAAGATTGAACATTTTCTCTGCCTCTAACTTTCTAGCTATTTTGATGAGAAGTTTGATATCTCTAGCTGGTAGTTTACGAGCCTCCTTCAGTGTGTATTGCGGATAGTAGTATGCAACAGTAGCCCAGATATCTCTATCCAACGTAGTATCCTCACTAGAAGGCACAGACTGAGCTGCTGTTACTACTGCCATTTACGACACCAATTCTTTAATCAATCGTTCATTAAGTCGACGTAAGACTACAATGTTCACCTTCTTAAGAGTTTCTTTGATTGGCGTTTCATGCCCAACTGGAGTAATTAGGCTATAAATAAAGTCTTCCATCTTAGTGTTTACTTTTTCAATTTGCTCTTCTGAGGCTGTATTTTTTATAGCCTCGAATTGAGTAATCAACTTAACGAATGGACGAATTTCGTCTTGAGTTGGGTATCGCATATCATATGCAAGACCTGCTATTTCAAATTGAAAAGCATCTGAAACATCGTCGTTAAAGTTGAATCGTTCTGAACTCATCTGGTTCTTCCTCCTTTTAATTATTATATATTTATTATAGCATTTACTAGGTAAGGGCGTACATCATAAATACTCTTATGGCTTTGTTGCCCCAAGAATATGTAGGGTATAACCAAATGTATTGATTGTCATAACCCCACCTTAGATACTGAGAGTCCTCAATATGAGGCAATGGAATAAATTGATCTTCACTACCGAGTGCCGCACTGGCTTGAATCATAAGAATATTAAACTTATTAGCAGGTAACCCGTGTGCAATATTATATACCTGCCGTCCAACTAGATTGACCCTTTGGTTAATATTCTTTGTATATACATTACGTTTCACACCACCTAGATAAACGACACCCATCATATCGTTATTGCCAATAGTAAAGGTTGAAAAGTCTATATTTCCACGTTCAACACTACTGTCTTCCTTCGGAATATACTCCTGTAGTACTCTATCCTTCATTTCATTAGTGAAATTATTGTCTGTATGAACATAGTTAGAATCTTGTACAATATTCACTGGCTTGTTTTTGATATATGAAACACTTGAAGAATTGCTCTGTTGCCAGTCTGCTTGTATCTGAGGTACATTTCTTTGAGCTCCTGTTTCAATACCTGCTAACTTAGTTTTTTCTGCCTGAGTATATGGTTGGTCTAGTAAAGCTAATTTGGCTTTGTCTTGAGCGGTAATAGATTCAAGGGTTTGTAATTTGTTCTTTTCTTGTTGAGTAAAGATCTGTGTTTGAGCAAGTTTATTCTTTTCGGCTGTGGTAAACGGTTCTTGAAGAAGTTGTAACTTAGCTTTATCTGCTGGACTTATAGACTCCAAATTATCTAGTTTAGTTTTATCTTGTTGGCTGAATATTTGGGTTTGGCTTAATTTATTCTTTTCAACGGGTGTGAATATTTGGGTTTCAGATAACTTATTCTTCTCATTCTGAGTCAGTATTTCTGTGGAAGCGAGTTTATTTTTCTCTACCGTAGTGAAAATCTCTGTTGTGGCAAGTTTATCTTTCTCACCCTGAGTAAGTATTTTAGTTTGGGATAGCTTAGTTTTTTCATCTTGAGTGAAAGGAATATAAGTATTGTCGATTTGTTTGAGATTTGTAGGTTTGTTCTTAATATAGGCAGGATCACTTGTATTTGAAGCCTTCCAGTCAGATTGTACAGATGCTCCACCGCCACCACCTTGAACTTGAATCCAGTCATTAGAATTGAAACTTGTTCCAGAAGTAAAGCTTCTTTTAGCAATATATAATGAACCACTATTAACACATAGAGATCCTTCAGAGTATTGCTTATTAGTCTTAAATTGTTCTACTTTAGCATCTACTGTTACATCTCCTGTTTTACCATTGACAGAAGTAACTTGGACAAACGGTGCATTGACAATGCTGACAACTTCAGGTCCATTTTCGGTTACTGTAGTTTGAATCTGAGGTACTTCTTGAACAGAAGTCGTTAGATTCACATCATCTACAACCTGAGTAGTATTCAAAGAAACGCCATATGAGGGGATTTGAGAGGATTCATTCATAATTACTATAATTATATCGTATATAAGAAAAAGCCCCGTGTAGGGGCTTCTCCTCTTGTCCTAGGACGTATTACGCTGGAGTCAAATGACCATCGCCAAAGAATTGCAATGCTGCTTGACCAGCTCTTGGCTCTGCAGTAAACGTAACAGTTACGGTACGCAGAACATTGTCCTCGAAGTCGTTGGTGCTTAATGCTGTACGAGCGTTGACCAATCGAGTAACCTGACCATTACATGAAATAATGTCTAGATCGTAATTAGTCGTAGCTGTATCACACTTAGCTGCCACGATATCAATTGCTCCTGCATCGTTATTTACTGTTTGACCAGTAGACAACTTAGCATTCTTAGCAACATAGTACTGAGGCAAGATGGTTCGGATAGCTGCAACATCTGATTCAAGCAATTTAACTTCAACAGAAGCACTGTGTGCACCTTCAATCTTAAAGGTACGACCGTCAACTGTTTTAAAGTCGCTAGACTCAATGTCATAGTTCATGCTCATCTCACCAACGTTTGTCAAGGTGTTTGAACCCCATTTGAGGGTGAATGGACCTTTTACTAATGCCATATTTATTTTCCTTTTCTTTTAATTACAGGTCTTTTGAACCACTATTTGTATCTGAATATAGCCATACATACGCTCTTCTGCGTCCAAGTCTTGCCTTATGTTGAAGTTGGTTGTTCGCATAGAGATGATTTCTAATCCTGGTAACGAAACACAGTTACTGCAATTGAATATATCTGTGAGTGCACTCAGCTTAGAATCAACTTGTCTGGCACTTCTCGAGCGAAAATTAACTGTAACAGAATACGCTAGTTGTCGCTCACCTGTCGTATTCATATGAACTTGCGAACCTCCCGAGCCAGTTAACCAAAACACTTCCTCTGTTGTAGTGAGTGAGCTAGGTACACGAACCAGGAAGATGTTTTGTCCTATAGTGCCGAATCCTTTCGTTTCAAGGAATCTAGCTACATGTTCAAGAATAGTCATTACTCAGTCATCTCCCACAATTCATCAATCTTATCCATAGCACCCTGCACTGCAGATTCAGCGAAGTGTGGTCCAGTTCCAGGAGTCGTATATCTAGCAAATTGCTTCTCTTCCTGGTAAATAGCGTATGGAGCATTCCATCTGATCTCTCCAGTTTCTCCATCTACTACCTTTTGAACCATTGTACGCAATGCACCACTTTTCATAGGAGTTCTATGTAGACTGATAGCGTGTGCTTCCTCTAATAGAAGTCTATTAGTTGTTGCCACTCTATTTCTAACCATGAACTCTACCAGGTCGGTGTTGTCTATAACTCGTCCTACCATACTCTGTGTATCCTCGATAAGAAACAATGAACATTATTGACTTCGCCTCCTAGTAGCTTTCGCAATCCTAGCTCGACTCGTGTAATTTTATACGTCTGAGGTCTATCTTCTAGATCTCTTACCATTACATAGCAACCTTGTAGATTGAATCCGCTACCTGTAGCTATAAGAGTTTCTGGATCTAGGTAGAGGTGTGCATCAATTGCTTCTGTATATGTATCGTTCTGGTATGTTACTGATGAACCTAGAAATAGCAACCCCTTAAGATTTATTGAGTTAGCATTAGATTCATCACCATATTCATCACGATATTGCCAGGTTAATACAACGTCATCTACATAATCTATCGGACAGTTCATACTACTGGAATCCTAACTACAGAACCATATGGACCAGCATAACGCTTGAGTAATAACTGCATTTCAGGTCTGTGTTCTGGTGGTGTGGTATTTCCTCTAGTCCAGGAGTGTCCATCCACTGATTCAGATTTGATATCTCGAGTTGGGTCGCCATAGAACTTAGCCATATCTATAAGTAGATATACCAAGTCATTCGGAACGGAATCAACTTTCTCCTCAAAATCCACCCAGTCAGCGGCTACTGCCAACTGAACACACCCACTGCATCCGCAATCACATCCACCCTCTGTACATTTAGCAATAAAGTTTCCAATGCCATTAGACGAATATTCTGGAAGGTAAGAATCGAAGTCTTTAACAGTTACAACTCGACCTTTCCCCACTACTCTGACTAATTTGACGGCATAGACTTCATAGAATGGGTCAACCCGCCACTTCTTATCTTTAGCATTGTATGGAAAAATCTTGATAGAGCCTCGTGTTGGTGTTGCTGGCAATAGGTCTTCAGTCTTGAGTACGTCAGTACAAGAACATTGCGTTGTCTTGCCAATTTCCGTGTAAAGGTTCGTAGGAGATAGAGTGTAGCCTAGCAATGTTTCAAGCCTAGACTGAACGTTATCTAGAATGAGTTGTAGTTTGTTCTCATTCCGAACGGTTTCGCCTGTCAATTGAATATATTGGTAAACTTTCACATCTATCTCCTATTATTATTCTAGTGGTATTTAACCGTTCAATACTGTAGATTGGTCAGCCTTAATACCTGCAACACGTGCGATATCGTGGAAGGCACCACCGCGGTAGAACGAACCACGCATAACTAGCTCGTTACGCTCGTAAGCAGACTTCTGCTTGTTGCCATCTGTGTAAGATGCTTCGCTAGACATTGTGTATTGCAAGCCACCTGAAGTGTAACCTGTAAACTCACTCAAGTCAGCGTAGAATGCTGCACAAGCGATTGTAACTTCGCCAGTACCAAGTGTGTGTTTAACGCTCTCTGTACTTTCGATTGAAGGCATCAAATCGTTTGGAACAACAATATATGGAGTACCAAAGATTGTTGGAACTTCACCTGATACGAAGATTTCGCCTAGAGGACCAGCAACGCCAGCCTTCAATGCGTGTTTCTTCAATGTAGCAAATGTACGTGCGTTGAAGATAAGAGTACCTGCAACACCGCTATCGCTAATCTTAGCAATAACATCCAACCATGAAGTCATAGCGTCTGCATCAGTCTTACCACCGTACATTAACTCTGCACCAGCTTCAGTAGCAGCTTGTTGCAATTTAGCAATAACCAATTGAGCACGTTTACGGTCGTAGTCTTGTCGGTATTGTTTAGCAACATCTTCAAGCAAGTCGATAGCGAAGAATCGAGTAGCGGCAGTACATACAGGTGTAACAGCTGCAACCTCTTCCATCTTCTCAACCTTGTGCTCAGCAGTGTACTCACTCTTTGGTTTTAGGTTACCATCGTTACCATCATCACACAATGCAACATTCTTCATGTTGATTGAACCCTTGCGGCGGATCCAAGCAAACTCTAGAGAGTCAGTTTCACGCCACTCAGTAGCCTCAAGAAGTTTTGAGTAGTCACTTTGTGAACCAACAATCTTGTTGTACATTTCTGGTGGCATAACGAAGTTGCCCATTGAAGCGATTGTCATTGAGTTGCGGGCAATACCAGCTTCCTTCAATGCGTTCAAGTTTACTTCGTTGATTTGTTGTACGCGGTCAAAAGCACGTAGGTTTCCACCCTTTAGGGCTTCCCACATTGAGTTAACGTGTGTTTGGTAACGCTCTTTCCAATCCATATCTGCGAACTGGTTGGTCGTCTTTGCAACTTCCTCACCTGCTTTAGCTTCGCCTTCTACAGCTGGCTCTTGTGCGTTTTTAGCGTAAAAGTTCTTAACGAAACCTTCGAGGACTGCGTTCATCTCTTTTCGCAATTCGTCTTTTGTCATTTCGATTTCTTCCTTTTCTGTTTCAGCTTCTGCTGAGTTTTCTTTAGCGATTTCCTCCAAGCCTTTATCAGCCTCTTTAGTATCGCCTTCTAATTTTTTCTTTTCTAGAGCAATAAGCTCCTTTACTGCCTCGGTGAGATCTTCAACAACTTTGTCACTGACCTCATTGTCAACAGCTTCCACTTCAGTTTCCACTTCCTCTTGTTCAGCGTTTTCAACCTTTTCGGTTTCTACTTCTTCTTTTACATCTTCCTGAACTTCAGTTGTTTCTACTTCGGTGTTTTTGACTTCTTCTTCAGTCATATCTTCACCTTTCTCGGTTACTAACTCCTCTACTTCTTTGTCAACCTCAAGTCCTGCCTTTTGAGCCTCATCAATTGAGTTCTTGACGATTTGGTTAACAGTAGCTGAGTAGTTGTTTGGGACAACCACTTGTGAAAGACCTACCATTTCGTGGGAATAGTACATTCCGTCAGTTGGGTCTGGGCTGCCACCTATTGTTTCTATGCTGAATGCACCTGAGAACCCTTGAGTTAGCAAGTTGTAGGCAATACGAGCATATGTATTGCTATTAATTGCATAGACGATTCGGTCAACGGTAACTTTACCATTCTCTTTTTTTAATCCTTCTACACGACCAATGATGTTGCGTAACTTATCTTCATGGTCAGCAGTCAATTGTCCTGCATATTTAGAAAGATCGAGAGAGTCAATATCGTACTTTGTTCCGTTACGCTGCACTGTTGAGTCAGTAATGACTAGTGCGGGATTGAAAGTAACGACACCTTCACCTTCGTCTGTAAAAGAGTTCTTGGTCACATCAACAGGTATTTGTGTTTTGCTCATGTGAACCTTTCATTTAGTGTTCGAGTGATAACTGGCTGTTATTTAGCTCTTCGTATCTGGAGTAATTATATCAGATTGTTATTTTTTAGCTCTGGTACGGGAATTTCGAGTAGGTTTAGTATAAATAGCTTCTATTTTTTCACTAACAGATACTTGGTTGGTTAACAATACCGCCATTGATTCATCAATACTGCCAAGGTGTTTACTGATTTGTTGAAGAGGGATCTTTTCCACTTCATTGATTCTAGTTTCAAGGGCGGCTAATTTCGCAATCATTTCATCTAATCGTTTCTGTTGTTCTTCTAATTTAGCTTTATATGAATCAGCTAGATCTTTATAGTTATCTATACTAGTTTTTAAAGCAGTAGAGCGTGAAGTTAATACAACTCCTACAACTGTAGTAGTAAAGCCAATTATAGTGGGGATCCAAGTAAGTAAATTATCCACGCTTCGGACTCCATAAAATTATAAATACGTAACCTGACATAGCCGTTAAAATAATGATTGTATTTAAGATTGTCATAAAGCCTGCATTAGTCTGTACTAGGTCGTCAGTTATACCAGTTACTAATAAGGTAGATTCGCCACAAGCAGGTTTAACCCATTTATAGTGGATTTTAATATAAGTCCCCTTCTTATACTCATAATTATATACACCCTGTGACGTTGTTAGAGCTTGTGTATTAAACTTTCCGTCTTTAGTTGGATCAATATATATCTGTTGGTCTGAAGGTGTATCACGTTCGAATTGACGCTCACTAATTAGAGCAAGATTAGGTGCATAAGCAACACCTACCGTGTGAGGTTGAGCATCTAGCTGTTGTATACCCTGCTTTACAATAGAGCTTGTAATAGTAGCACATTGAGATGAACCATTAAAAGCTAAGGCTGTTTCTTTAGCCTCCATCGCCAAGATATCTAACATATATTGTTTCTGACGGAGAATAATATCTTTATTGTTACTTGTTTCGGCTTGATAAGAAATAGTTAAGAATACTGATGCAACAAAACATAGCACTAATGGTAGTACTATTTTTGAATATGCTAGAAACTTCTTAATTCTTCTTGTCATTGTTAGGTATAGGTTTCACTCTTACTGAAAGCATTGAACGTGCCATTGAATCTACATAGAAATTAAAGACCATTTGACAGTGACGACATTTTACTTCACCACTTGAGCCAGGATGAACTTTAACACATAGATGATTGCACTTCATTAGCTTGTTACTTTTTTTCGCTCTTACCATTGCTGGGCAACGGATTTCAAATAACTTCGCCTCCTCCATAAGACTAGTCCTCTACAACATTTTTAACTTTAGCCATATTTTTAGCTGTCACTTTTCTAATTACAGGACCAGCTTCTGAACCCATGTCTAATTCTTCATAGCCTTTCGGTACTTGTACTTCTTTGTCTTCTTTAATGACAGACTTTTGGTTTTTCTTCCATTCGGCTAGAGTCTTTTTTTCTTCCTCCGACATTTCAAAACCAGGGATTTGTTCTAGTTTAAGTAGACGATTGATTTCTAGATCCATATTATTCCTCTCGTTATTTCTTTCATTATACAATTTTAATCTATTTAGCGGTTGGTGAGTCAGGACCATCTGTAGTTAGACGGTTAGTTGGGTGACCTTGGATTTCGATTTCGCCAAACATAACAGTAGTAGTGTTCCTGGATGCTTTATTTTCAAGCACAATGTCTATATTGTATTTACCAGGCTCCAACCAAGCAGCTTGTTTATGAATAGGGAAGATGATTTGTCCTTCACGTGGATCAATATTACTCATATCTGTTGGATTATCACAATCTATATCCACCTTCCACATAACATTGTTATAACCCTTAGTAGTAGTGCGTTCTTGTTCATCAGGTGTTGCATCATCCATTGATTGGTCGTATTCGTTGTTCTTTACCGTTAAGCAAGCCTTATAGCCTACAAGGGATAGTTTTTCTGTTCCTCCTGTGGTCTGTTTCTTCCAGGACCAACGGATTACTCCAGTATCTCCTCGTGGATGCGAACCTAATTTAAGTTTCTCTAATTTAGCCATTATTACTCCCTATTCCATTATGTTCATGAGTACAGTGTTCATGAGTACAATTTTCATCACAACCTTGATTCATGCATGAGTTGATTATTTTCTGTAAGTTTTCACCCTCTTCCCTGGTATACGTGTTGCTTATTTCTCCATTTTTAATAACCAATTTGTATGAGCAACTGCAGTTCGGGTGAATCGCTCCACCTATAATATCCTCATAATCTGCTACAAATGTATATTTCTTACCATTTTCAACTATATCTATACTATCTCCCTTATCTAGGAAGTTAGTTTCAAACGGTACAGGTCCTCTATCGATTAATTCTTGACAGTAAGCACAAGGATGTCCTGTTCGGGAATAAAGTTGCTTGTATGCATTCTTTAATTTACCAGTAACTTCTAGTAATTGTTTATCTGCGTCGTATTGTGCTTGTACATAAGCTCTAGAGGTTTCATGTCGAGCAATTAAGGTAGCACGATTTTTAGATACCTCAGTAAATTCCTTGCGGATAGAGTTGATTACATCTTTACGAGCAAAACCTTCTAATGCCATCTTGTTAGCTTTATCATAGATTTTACGATTCTTCTCTAAGATATCTGTAGTATCGATAGCTTTTTTAATCTGCTTTTTAGTAGGCTTCTTAGTGAAATAGTCTTTGAATTTGTCTGGATTGCGATCATAAGCCTCACCAATTAAATCAATGGCAACTTTACCCATTAAGTCAGAGTAAGCCTTGTTAGAAGCCTTTAGAACATCATTTAAGATGGTTTGTAAATGTCCCTCACCTGAAGTTTGTGCTCTTTTATCAATAAATTCACGAACACTTTTAGATAACACATAAGTTTCAGGCTTAACTATATCTATTCTTGGTTGTTTAAGTATCATAGCTAGACCGAATATCGGAGTAATATACAACCAGTATTCCTTGAGAAAGTCGCCTATTTCTGTAGCAAAGTCCTTAGAGATGTCTGTTGGCATAAGGTCTGGCTGAGTAAAGGAATTAACCGTGATATTTTCCAAAGAAACATTCAAGATTCTTTGGTGTACATCCAATAACTCTTCTTTAAGCTTGTTATGAGCATTGTTGACCTTAACTATATCGTCAGGGGTAATATCGTTCTTGTAAGCATTGCCGATAACAATATCAGCAATATCTCCGTCATCATCGTCAGGTTTATCTAGGTCAATTCCTTGTACTTTAAGAGTTTTACCTACTAAGTCTTCAAATGGGGCGTAGTATTCGTTTGGATCGACCAAATTACCATTAATAGTCATATCGTCTAGGTAAGCTAGAGTCATATGAGGGTTGTAATCTGGGTATTTCTGGGTATAATGGTCTAATTTGAGTAAATCTTCGTGAGCCTTGACTAATTCATCACTCTTTTTAAGTAAAGCAACTAGAGCAAAGCCTGTAGATACAGGAAAATGACTAATTTTTTCAATTGTTACCTCTTTAAGTCCTGATTCCTCGACAATTTTAAGGATTTGGTCCTTTATTTCGTAAGGTTTATCCTTTAATCCGTATACTAAGGTTACGTGTGGGTTGTCTTGACCTGGAATATTAGTAGTTTCAGGTAGTAAATCACTGATATTTGTAAGAATTGAAGTGTCTAACCCTGAATTATTCAATCTATCTAGCACATTTATAGCTTCAAGTTCAGCTCCTACCCAGCCCTGGTCATCTGGTTCCTCTTCCTCTCGATTGTTATCGGCATTTTTAAGAGTTTCTTGAGTAGAATTATCAATATTTATGACAGGAGAAACATTAACAACAGGTTGTTTGTCGGATTCTTGAACTACAACTTTGTTTTCTGGAGCTTTCGGTGCTTCAATATGAATGTTTATTGGAGAGTTTTCTGTAGTAGGTTTTTCTTCTTGAGTACTTACTTCTTCTTTAGCTTCCTTTTCAGCTTGCTCTTGAGCTTTACGGGCTTCCTCTTCGGCTTTTAGTTTATCTTCATCAATAACTAAGTCTTCTAGGTCAGATTTACCTGTAGCGTATGAAACAGCACTTTCTCGAGTATAGCCTTTTTCTACTAGGTCTTGGGCTAGGGCGGATTGACTGTTTCTTAACTCAGTGGCTTTCATTTCAGAGTCATAGTCTTTAGATAAGGCACTTCTTAGCTCGATAGTATAGCCTGTTCGTTCGTACTCGTTAGGATAGTTTCTACGGTAATCCAAATTGAGTACATCAATAATATCTTCTACGCGTGGCTCAATAGAATCTCGAATATAGTTATCATCTTGAACTCTAGCTGTTTCACGAGTTGTGCCAGATTGCTCAATACCTAGATTCGTTTTAGATGCTCCTGCTACTGCGATAAACTCACTTCGATTAATTTCATTAATGTCTAACAAGGCAGCTTTATTTAAGTCTATTTGCATATCCTGCCATTGAACGGCTCCTGCTCCATTAGCAAAAATAGGTTCACCTTTAGTACCTGAAGTAATTCTTGCCTTGAAGTTTTCAAAGTCCCCATCGTCTAGTAAAACATCTGTGGTGATAATTCCTGGGGCATTTAGGTTGCCATTGAGAGATTGACGTGTGTGGTCTGCCGATTGATTCAAGGTATAGATAGCTGGTTTAGCTGCATCAACCAATGACCATGCTTGAGAGGTGTCAAATGGGCTTTCCTCCATGAAGGTAATAATTTGGTGTGCTTGCCAGTGCCGCCTTCTACCATCTGCTTTATATTCAACATAACCTGCTACTTCGCCATTTTTATCGATAACACGCTTAACTTCAAACGGATTCAATAGTACGAACTTTTGTATATAACTCAATCCAAATCCAGTTGGTTCCCTAACCACGCCTAAGTAATATCGTCCACATAAGTCTAGGTAGATAGAAATGTTCTTCCAAAACTTCTTCGTGGAGAAGTCAGTAGATTCTTGAATGAGTTTTAAATACGGGTGTACAGGATCTTTATTTAATTTCTGATACTCCTCTAACAATTCAGGAGTAACATCAATATATAAGTTACGTTTAGCAATTGCAGATACTCGGTTACCTTTACGTTGAGCAGCTGCATATGGATAGCCTCTATAAGCATCTTCAGGGGTTACCTTAACACCGCTCCATGTAGGAGTTAGCGATGGTTTAGTATTACCATACCTTAAAAACTGGTTAGAAGCATTGAAACTGTTGTTGTTCTTTCCATTCGTGAAAGAGTTTATTATCGTATTAAAAAGACCCATGTATCGTTTCTGTGTTAGAGATTATTATATCTAGGTCTAATTATACCAGATTATTTATTTTTTAGTTCAGGATGACGTTCTTTAAGCCATGAGTTAAAATTAGCATCCACATCAGCTACAAGTTCTTCGGGTGCCTTTTCATACTTATCGAGATTGTTCATTTCCTTATACATATATTCGGTAGCATAGTCTAGTATTATTCCAGCCTGAAACTCAGCAAACTCTGTAGCTCCTTTTCTAACCTTTTCAATCTGTTTATCTAGGCGATCCTGTAACTCTTCTGCCATCTCATCAGTAATCTCTACCTTTCGTGGATTGTGATCCGCCACTAGGATTTCATACAGCTTCCAGAGTCCTAGAATATAAAGTAAGATTGTTACAATTGTTGCTACTATCTCAAACATTGGCATCATCTCGATATTCCTTTAATAGCTTAACTACTCGTTTAGCACTCTTTCGTACTCGTTTCATAAAGTAATCTAATTCGACTAGAGCAGTTTCAATGTATAGAGGAGAAAGTTCTTTACTTTCTTTTTTATCGGATATTTCAGTACACTTCGCAATATGCTTGTCTAGTTCTTCTTCATAAACACGCCAAGCGTCTTCCAGATTCACAGGAATGTCCTTTTTCCTGGACCTGATGAAGTTGACTTCAATTTTCATTACGCCTCCTTTTTAGCCTTACCACGACGTGAAATACGTCCACCTTTTCCACCAGCAATTCGTGCTAATTGTGGGTTAGCTGCAAAGCCTTTTCTAACTCCTGTAACTGAGCCACCTCTTCGTCCTAGATCCCTGAAATAGTTACGAGCCGCGTCTTCACCGCCCAATTTATTCGCCATAGTTTTAAACATCTTATCGTTAGGTTTTCCTGCCATTTAATTTTCCTCCTTAATATAATCTACATCTATTTTATAGCCGTTTATTCCTAGCTCTCTAGCCATTTCATAGGCTTGTTGTTCTGCTAGGTATTCGGCTTGATTTTCGGTGCCTGCTTCTATATGTAGTACAGTTCTTAATGTAAGAGTTATTCCTGCTACATACTTTCTAGGCTTGCTATCTGGATCGGATTCGTACCATTTAGAGTTCGTCATAATCGTCTTCTCTAATTCCTTCTATTTCGATTACTGAAGTGTCAATATCACAATCCAGATATGTTCCTTGAATTTGTTGAATAACTTCCTTTTCGAAGTTTACCTGAGCTTCTTCCTCATTCTTAGCTAACACGTCAAAGTCGCTTAAAGAGATAATAAACTCACCACTCATTGTATATACCTTTTTAGACATCTTTGAACTCTTCCTCTGTTGGCGTCTTTGGTGGTACATTTACTGTAATACTAACTGCTCGATTCACGGGTTTCCATTGAATGAGTGTACCCTTGAACCCTGTTAGTCGTGCCTCTTTAGAGGTTACGCGTACCACCTTTACTTGTTTGGGATACGCTACTTGTATCTTCATAAGCTCCGTCCTTTCTTTTCATTTGCTTATGTTTTAAGTATAAGGGATAATGTTGCTAATGTCAACGCTTTTATTTCCAGTCTACTGAATCTAGATCCACATAGAACTTCTTACCAGCTTTTTCAGCATAAATAGAGTTCATTTGAACATCTATATTTTCCCAGCCCAATTCCTTCAAATCTTCTGCTACCATATCTAAATCCAGGGTAGTGTAAATCTTGTATTTTTCACCATTTACGATGTTAGTAATGTCTTGCTTTAAGTTTGGCTTGTCCATTTCTTATCCTTTCATTTAGTATTCGCATTGTGCAATAATAGAAGGTTTATCTAGATTCCAGAAGTTAATGAACCTAAGTTCACAACTTTCTTCCCAGGTGGATTCAAGAGAAGGTTCAATGTTTAATATTTCATAACCAACTTTCTCAGCCTCTGTAACTTCTTCCTGGTTCTCGAGTATGTAAATCTTATGACAACCATCCCAGGCGAATTGTGTTGCCTCTGGTGCCATTTCTTTAACTTTAGTTAAAACGTTCATTGTACTTGTCCTTTCTTTTATATTAATAATTATAAGGCATAAGCACATAAAAATCAATACTTTCTTGCAAGAAAGTTATGCATTTATGAGATATTTAGATTTTCATCTCTTCTCATTCTTATTCAATTCAGCTTCATAAGTACGGTGGTTCATGAAATAAGTGTTGAATTTTGCAAAATCCATTAAATCTAAATCATCTTCTAAATCTATGTCATCAATGTAGGATTGTAAAGCTATATCCATTAACTGAGAACCTTTTATCTCTCTACTGAAAAAGTTATTGCAGATGACATCAGCAAGTAATTCAAATAAACAGCTGATATCAAGCTCTCCAAAGACTCCATACCAATAGCCTACATTTCGCACGCCTTCTTCTTGAATTTCTTTAATCTGTGCTTGCAATGCTTTTCTCTTATTGTTGTCCATCTACTGTCCTTTCGTTTATGTTATAACCTAAGTTTATATCATTCTACCGCTTATGTCAATACTTTTTATGTCTAATTCTTCTTATTCAGTAGCATATTGACTTTAACCTTATATAAAGCAATAAGACGTTCTAATTCAACATTAGGAATCTTGGTATAGTCTTTATTCAATTGTTCTAATCTAGCTACCTTTTCAGGTCCTAATTCTCGTTTAATCTTTGGAGTATAGACTTCGTAATTGCCATTGAGAGTTCGATTACAATTCCTGCAACATACTCGGCAGTTGTCTTCTTCCCACCTAGTACCGAAATACCCCCGTTTAATCCAGTGAGCATTGTCCATAATTTTCCAGGAATAACGTTTACCACAGGTATAACAAACACAGGAACCGTCTTGTAAAGAATATTTCAACCTTATGTATTTAGAGAATACTTCATCTAAGTGCTTTATAAGCGTTGGACGCGTGTATTTCTTTGAAGATGATATGTTATATAACTTTGGCTTTTTAATCGCTGAAACACGCTTAGAAACGGTTTTAGGACGCATTCCACTATCCCACATTGCCTTATAGCATTGGTATTTGTAATGTCCTGGTTTTTTACAATATTTACAGATTGGAGTTTTCATAATAATATTTTAA